TGGATGGGTTTATTTTTTAGATGACGATACTCTACTCCATAAAAATTTATTGAAAACTTTAAGTAATTTTAATGGGGCTGATTTTATTCATTTCAATCAACAGTTTCCAGATGGAAGAAAAAGAGTAGGGGGCAAAGTAGCTGTTAAGCACATTGATAAAGGCAACTTTATTGTTAAGAGGTCTTTAATCGGTAATGATAGATTTGAAAATTGTGCAAGTGCCGATGGAATGTTTGCTGAAAAAATGTATAAGAAAGCAAAGAAACCTTTGTATTTAAACAAGTGTTTAAGCGTTTACAATGCCCTGCGCCCTATTGAAATGAGTAAGTTTACAATTATAATACCTACAATGTGGTATTACCCTGAAATGCTTTATAATACTGTTAAGAAGTATCAGGATTGTACTGAAATTACTGAAATATTAATTGTAAACAACAGAGAGGAAGGAAGGGTTGCTTTGCCTTTTGACAAAGTTAGAATTATAGGAAGTGGCAAAAATCTTTTTGTAAATCCAGCTTGGAATTTAGCTGTGGAACACTCTAAAAGTAATAAACTTGTTTTTGCCAATGATGATATTGAAATTTATGGTGATTTAAATGCCTTCTTTAAATTCATTTCTGCAAATTTAAAAGATGGACAAGCAATAGGCCCTCATTCTTGTTGTATTTCTATGTATCATCTTGAAAATCCTAAAACGTTATCATTACAAAAAGGTGGGGCATCTATGTTAGGAGGCAGTGGTGTTTTTATGATAATGAACAAAAAGTCATATCATGTAATACCAAAAGAACTTCCTATTTGGCATGGTGACCTTATTCAATATGAGGTAAACCAATACTATGTTTTTAAAGGGGGCATCACAATAGAAACTAATATGAGGGGGACAACTTCCAAACTAATGACAAATAATGAGGCAAAAATTAAAGTATTAAATGAAAGAAAATTTTACTTGAATTATCAAGGTAACGGGTATAGAACAGAGGTAAGTAGTGAAAATGTAAATGTTGTGTTGGTAATGAAGTCAGGAGGTGTGTATTCGTTAAAAGATGTTTTTTTATTATCAGCGCACATTTATAAACAATCAAAGAATTTAAAGACTACTGTTTACTGTTTAACAGATTTGGTAGATAAAGAAATTATACTGAATAAAATACATCTGTTGCCAATAGGGAATGAATGGAATGGTTGGTGGGCTAAAATGCACTTATTTTCTCCAAAGTATGAGCATTTGCGGCCTTTCTTATTTATTGATTTGGATTCATGCCTTGTAAGGCCGTTGGCAAGCATTTTACCAACGTTTTCTTATGAAGGTGGGTTCATTGCCCTTGAGGACTTTTACAGGCGTGGAATCTTGGCTTCTGGCGTTATGTGGATTCCGGCAAATAATGAAAAGGTAAAAACAGTTTGGGAAAATTGGATTAGAAATCCAAAAGTTATCATACAAAAGTATAGGGGGGATCAGGAATTTATAGGTTCTGTTATTAAAGCTGATTTTTTTTGGCAGGAATTTAAGAGAAATATTGTATCTTTCAAACCGAAAAGGAGAGTGCTATCTGTTTTGCAGGGAACGGAGTCCTTGATTTGTTTTCATGGAAAACCTAAAATTTGGGATGTACAAAAAAGGATTAAATGGGTTGATAATTATATTAGTGAAACTGTATGAATAAGATACAAAAAATAAATCCAATTTTAGTTACTGGAGCAGAACGTTCAGGTAGTACATTGATTGCACGTATTTTAGATATGTGTGGAGTGTGGAGTGGTGATTGTAATAGGATGTACGAAAATGATAAACTGTTTCGTTTTATAAAAAGAAAAAACGCATTTTTTCCAGATTCAAAATTAATCACGCCTTTTATTAGTTTAGATGGATTAGTTTTAAATGAAATAAAACAGCAAGATTGGAATGGTAAGGATTGGATGGTTAAAGGCAGTAAACTTGCTCAATACTGGCCTCTTTGGTATTATTCTTTTCCGAATGCTAAATGGATTATTGTAAGAAGGCGTACAGGGGATATTATACAGAGTTGTATTAAAACAGGTTATATGAGGCTTTTTAAAACTCCTGATAATTTGGAATTATTGGGTTTTGAAGATGAGGCTCAAGGTTGGTTATGGTGGGTGCATCAATATGAAAAAAAGTTTGTTGAAATGATGCAATCTGGTGTAAATTGTAAAGTAGTTTGGCCTGATAGAATGGTTGTAGGTGATTATGACCAAATGAAAGAAATGGTTGATTGGTTAGGATTGAAATGGAATGATAAAATACCGGAAGTGTTTGAACCACTTTTGGAAAAAAGTAGGAGGGTTGCATAATGGCACGTACAACAGTTGATTTGGTAAAGGATATTTTAGATGATACAGGTCTTAGTGATACTATCATTGAAAGTTTTATTGATGGAGCTAATACGTTTGTAACTGCAAATTTAGGGGGTAAAAGTTTATCTACTGCTTTACTTACTGAAATTGAACGGTGGATAGCGGCACACATGATTGCAAGTACAAGGGAACGTACAGCTAAAAAAGCGGGTGCAGGAGGTGCTGAAATTGAATATACGGGGTATTGGAGTACAGGGTTGAATGGTACAAGTTACGGACAAATGGCAGTAGCTTTAGATACAAGTAAAACACTTGAGGCACTGGCACAGGGAAAATTAGCTGCATGGAGTAAAGCCGTACCAACTGAAAATATTTATGATTAAAGACAATGGCAAAAGGGATTGAAAAAATAGTAGCTAAATTTTGCGTGGAAACTGCTGTTTATTGGGGGAACCCGGTAAATGATGGCTATGGTGGGTTCACGTATGATACTCCTGTTGAAATAGATTGTCGTTGGGAAAATAAAACTGAAATGGATATTGGTTGGTTATCTACTGGATTTCCGGGTAATATCAGACTTTCCAAAGCATCAGTATTAGTAACAGAAGATTTGGATTTGAATGGTGTTTTGTGGAGAGGAACTTTAGATACTTTGAATGATATTTATGATGATATAAGTAATCCTAAAATTATTTCAGAGGCTTATGCAATACATAGGGTTGATAAAATCCCAATGGTATTTAAGACTGATGAATTTGTAAGAACAGTTTGGTTATACGATCAAGGTAAATAAAAAGTTATGGCAAAAGGGGTACAATATTTTCCAAGTGGAATGGCACGAATGAATACACAAGCTGGTATTCGTGCAAGACTATTTGGTGTACGTGAAGTAAGGGCTGCTTTGAATGCTAAATTACTTGCAATTAAAGGTGGGACAATGGAAGGGCTTTTAATAGCTGCAACACATATTAAAGAGGATATGGAAGTTACTCCACCTGTAATTCCGGTTGATACAGGGGCATTGAGGGCTGCTTTTAAAATAATTCCAAAATCAGCTTACAGAACTACTAAAGCTGGAGTGCAAGTAGATGCAGTAGAATTGGGGTGGCCTGATACTAAAATACAAAGAAAAGGTGAAAGTGTTGATAATTATGCTGCGTATGTGCATGAAATGACTTCACCGCCGTATGGTGATATTAACTGGTCAAGACCTAATTCAGGGCCTAAATTTTTTGAATACGCTTTGAAAAGAAATGCTCCGGTGATAGTGCAGATAATAAAACAAACAATAGGGCCAACAATATGAATTCAACTGCTGAAGATATTAAAACAATTTTAGAATACTATTTAGATGATAGTAGTGGGGCTACTTTATTTGATATTTTCATAGGCAGGGAACCAAGTGAACCAAATAATTCAATTACAATATTTGAAACACAAGGTTTTCCACCTCAGTTGACTTATGATAGAACTGAAAAATATGATTACCCTTCTGTACAAATAAGAATTCGAGCTAATTCATACACAGAAGGTTATCAACAAGGATTACAGGTAAGAGATACATTACATGGCCGGGCAAATGAGACATGGGGTGATACTTATTACAGTGTAATTTATTGTGTTAACGGGCCTTTGTTATTGGATTATGACAAAAATCAAAGACCACGTTTTATTTTGAATTTTAATATTCAAAGAAGAGAAATTGTTTAATTTAAAAATGAGAAGGAGGTAAATTATGGCGAGTAATGCAATTAGTGGAGTTGGGGCTAAATTTCGTAGATGGAACACCACGACAGGAGTATGGGAAAATTTGGCAGAGGTCAATTCTATTTCAGGCCCAAGTATGACGAGGGATTTTATCGATGTTACGTCTTTGGATTCCACAGGGGGTTATCGTGAATTTATTGCAGGGTTCCGTGATGGCGGGACTGTTAACCTGACAATGAATTTCACACGTACAACGTATGATTTGATGAAAACAGACTTTGAGGATGATGCTGCACAGAATTATGAAATTTTGTTGCCGGATAATGATTCAACATCATTTGAATTTGAAGGTCTTGTTACGGAATTGCCACTTGAAATTCCTACTGATGATAAAGTTACTGCAAACGTAACTATCAAAATAGTAGGGCAGGTAACTGTTAATTCAGGTAGTGGTTCAGCAACTTAATTAAAAACTTGCTAATCAAGCATTTTTAAATAATAATTATTAATAAATTTTAAAAGTTAATCAAAATGGGAAAATCAGTTTTTTTAAACAGGGAAGCATT